CAGGCATGACCAACAAACTTATGTTATCCCAAGTGGAGAAGATGTTGGCGAGCGTGTAGCAAAGATTATTAACTTGGAATTATTTAAACAATGAGTAAACTAAAAATTGCGGAACTGTTTTACAGTATCCAAGGTGAAGGACGCTACATGGGCGTCCCGTCTGTGTTTTTACGCACATTTGGTTGTAACTTTAAATGTGCCGGCTTTGGTATGCCACGCGGTGAAGTGAGCCACGAAGCAACAGACATTGCCGCTACGCATACTATGATCGAGTCTTTTATGAAGTACGAAGACTTGCCGTTAGTTAGTACAGGGTGTGATAGTTATGCTAGTTGGATGCCTGAGTTTAAAGATTTGAGCCCTATGCTAACTACTGACGCTATTGCAGATCGTATTGCAGAGATTATTCCACACGGTGAGTGGAAGGATGAACATCTAGTTATTACAGGTGGTGAACCTTTGCTAGGGTGGCAACGTGCTTATCCAGACTTGCTACGTCATCCTAAAATGGTAGGCTTAAAAGAGATTACATTTGAAACAAATGGTACTCAAAAATTAACAGAAGAGTTTAAAGAATATCTAGTAGAATGGCAAATGCCTAATATGGATTTTGCTAGAGAAGTTACATTCTCTGTAAGTGCTAAACTTCCATGTAGTGGAGAGAAGTGGGAAGAAGCAATTCTACCAGAAGTAGTTTGCGAATACGAAGATTTTGGCACAGCATATTTGAAGTTTGTTATTGCTACTGAACAAGACTTTAAAGATGCAGAGTGTGCTATTGCCGCATATCGTAAAGCAGGATTTAGAGGACATGTTTATCTAATGCCAGTGGGCGGTGTGGAAAGCGTCTACGCTCTTAATAACAGAACGGTGGCAGACTTGGCGATGAAAGCAGGCTTGCGTTACAGTGACAGACTACAAGTGCCGTTATTTAAAAATGAATGGGGGACCTAATGAAAAAAATTATTAAAAAGATATTTGGAATAGACAAGATTGAAGCACAAGCCGAACGTTCACTAGCCATTGCCGCAGAGGCTGCTGAAACTGCAACCAAAGCAACTAAAGCCGCCGAACGTGCTAAACAAGCAGAAGAAACTGCTAAACAAACTCCTAAACAACGTGCTACTGCCAAAGGTGAACCCTGGGTCGCTGTTTTGGAAACACACGTAGCCAAAGATAATTTAAGAAATGGGTTCTTAGAACTTGACTGGAACGATGAGTTTGTGTTACAATTGAAACAACAAGGATATGGCTTTGATGGTGATCCGGATGAAGAGATTGTAGATCGCTGGTTCAGAACACTATGTAGAGACATTGCCGGGGAAGAAGGTGTTGATATGACTGAGCGAGGCGCTGGTTATATCAACGTTAAGAAAATTGCTGAAGGTAAATCGGAAGTTTCATGACATATATTATAGTTGATACTGCTAACACATTCTTTCGTGCTAGACACGTCATTAAAGGCGATGCTGACATTAAGTTGGGCATGGCCTTTCATATTACTTTAAACAGTATCAAAAAGGCATGGCAAGACTTTGGTGGTAGCCATGTGGTGTTCTGTCTCGAAGGTCGTTCGTGGCGTAAGGATTACTACGAGCCATATAAGCGTAATCGAAGTGATGCCCGTGCGGCACTTACTGTAAAAGAACAAGAAGAAGATCAACTGTTCTGGGAAAGTTTTGATATGTTTAAAACTTTCATCGAAGAAAAGACCAACTGCACTGTATTGCAACATAAAGAATTAGAAGCAGATGATTTGATTGCAGGATGGATTCAAAGTCATCCTAGTGACAAACATGTGATCATTTCGACAGATAGCGATTTTTATCAACTGATATCTCCCAACGTAAGTCAGTATAACGGTGTACAAGAACATCATATTACCTACGAAGGTGTTTTTGATAAAAAAGGCAAAATGGTCATAGACAATAAAACAAAAGAACCTAAGGCTATTCCCGATCCTAAATGGCTGCTTTTTGAAAAATGTATTCGTGGCGACAGTAGCGATAATGTGTTTAGTGCCTATCCTAAGGTGCGTAAAAACAAATTAGAAGATGCATTTAAAGACAAAGATAATCGCGGATTTGCTTGGAACAATCTCATGCTTCAGCGTTGGGTCGATCATAACGGTGACGAACATCGTGTACTAGAAGACTACGAACGCAATCGCCGACTCATAGACTTGTCTGAACAGCCTGCTGATATTAAAGAAAAAATCTTTGCAACTATCAAAGACAATATTGAAAAAGAAAAGAATGTCAGCCAAGTCGGAATTAGACTTTTAAAATTTTGTCAATTATATGATTTGAAAAAGATTTCAGATCAAGCACAGCAATATGCAGAACCACTTAATGCGAGGTATCATCAATGACTGAATTACATGCTAAACCCGTGATAGACGGAAAGTTTTGGATCGTAGAAGATCAAGGAAATAAAGTTGGTATTTTGAAAGTCACCGAACAAAAGAAATATGTGTTCAGTAGCAAAGACAAAGTTGCAACTTTTGATAATAAAAAGAAATTGTTCGAGACATTTGGCAAAGACTTTTTTATTTCGAGAGGGTTCTCATCTGAAAAAGAAATCGACACAGAAGTACATGGATACTCTACAAGTTCAACTCCGCACAATCCAATGTTCGATGTGCGAAAAAATTTACCATTGTTTACAAAGAGTGAAAAAAGTAAAAGCGTATATTGTGCTGGCTATTACATTATCAAATTTGAAAAAGGGTGGGTCAAGAGTTTTTGTCCTAAATTAATCACCATTGAGAGATATCCCTATGAAGGGCCTTTTAAAACAGACATTGAGATGAAACAAAGGCTTTCTAATGCAAAAAGATAATATAAACACGATAGCATTGCAAACCTTTATTAATCAAGTTCGAGGAGCAGAACTTGGTAATCAAAGGGAAATACGGTTAGACATAGCCACTGCAAAAACACTTAGTCATACATTGTCCCTAGTTATGACAAGGTTAGCAGGAAATTACGAAGGTCTAATACAGTCTGTGCAACGTGTAGAGCCAGAAGTTCAAGTAAAAATGGACGGGGGAAATTGGGACGAAAAGTAATAAATATATGCGTACATAATTTGGATACGCATAATATGAGCAGACCTAGACCCAAAATAATTTTAGAAAACATCAACAAGAATACTTTTAAAAGTAATCAAATCCTCGAGGCCGAGGCCATTTGGGCTGTCTTTTATAAAGGACAGCCTTTTAATTTGAAAAGTCAAGATAGTCTAAGCGGCTATTCTGGAAGCAAATATAAAAAAGTTAGTTTTTCAAATCCTGGACATGCACTTAATTTGGCTAAAAAACTAAACTCATTGTTTGATTCAACAGATTTCAAAGTTGTTAAGTTAACGCACGGCGAAGAAATTTAATGAATCAGGAAACCTATACTAAGATTTTTTTGAAGGCAGGCAATTTGGCCGTGACTGAAGAAAATATCTTAACGTATTCTAGAAAATGGTTTATGAATAATCGTAAAAAAGAAGAGGGCGGCTTACGATTAACAGAAGACGGTTTTGATTTTCTAAAGACAAACTTGGATCTTAGAGTTTACGAAATACCGTTTCCTGCCAGTTTGGATTTAAAACCTCAAGTTATTCTTTTTTTGGACAAGTTCATTGACTGTCCATACTTCCTTACTCCTGAAACCATTACGGTTTTGGCAGAGCGAAAAGCATTTGAACTACACTTATTTTCAGGTGATGTTCGCCAATACGGCTTAAACAAAGCCATGACTCGAAAAAAGTCTGCCCAAATCTCCTAAAAGTAGTTGACATTAGTGCCGTTTTGCCATATAATAGTGGTACTGCGAAACAGTTTTAACACACCCTTAACAGGAGCATTTAATGGCAAAAGTAGAAATCATCAACCGTCAAGTTAGCCCAAATGGTGCTAAGAACGCAATCCGCAAAGCGTTCAAAAAGAAGCGTCCAATCTTCCTGTGGGGTCCTCCAGGAATTGGTAAGTCTGATATCATTCACCAAATTGGTGGAGAGATGTCTGCCCACGTAATTGATATCCGTTTGAGTTTGTGGGAACCTACAGACATCAAAGGTATTCCATATTTTGATCCTAATCAAGGTAAAATGGTTTGGGGTAGTCCGAGCGAACTGCCTGACCAAGAATTGGCTAGTAAACATCCGCATGTAATTTTGTTCCTTGATGAAATGAACAGTGCGGCTCCTAGCGTACAAGCGGCGGCCTATCAGTTGATTTTGAATCGCCGTGTCGGTCAATACAAACTGCCAGACAACGTTCTAATCGTTGCCGCTGGTAACCGTGAAGCAGATAAGGGTGTTACTTATCGTATGCCTGCTCCGTTGGCTAACCGTTTCCTACATTTGGAAATGCGTGTAGATTTTGACGACTGGAGTCAGTGGGCTACTAACAACCGTATTCACAAAGACGTAGTGGGTTACTGCACTTTCGCTAAGAAAGACTTGTACGACTTTGATCCAAAGTCAGCAAGCCGTAGTTTTGCTACTCCCCGTAGTTGGAGTTTTGTCAGCGAGTTGTTGGAAGAAGACGACACTGACGATACCACAATGATGGATCTTGTCAGCGGTGCTGTTGGCGAAGGGTTGGCTATCAAGTTCATGGCTCATCGCAAGATTT